CTCTATCCTTGTTTATACCTTTGACTACTATCTCTCCAGCACCTTTTGTATCGAACCCAACACCAACACCCAACATACTTGCATCCATAAGGAAACAAAAAGGTTTGGCATAGTCTTCTTTTATTGTTTTTGTTGATACAAAGGCACAATTATTTAGGGCGGCATATAGTCCTTTTTCTTCTGTGATTGGTGTTCCCATTGCCCACAAACCACGACCTGGCGGTAAGAACTTCATATTGAAAATACGGTCATACATATCTTGTGCTGACCTCTGTGCTTGCCAGGGATTCCACCCTAATTGATGTGATTCAATCCAATTCATTTGCATGTTGTAAGTTCCCTCTACAACTCGTTGTACTGTTTCCCACCATCTTTCGTTTTTGCCATTGTCCTTGATTCTTGAGTAGGTTCTCATATAAACCAACTCACCTAATCCATTAAAACCAAAAGGAGCTTTTTTCCTCTTGTACTTATTTATAAAATTATCTGATAACTGAAATTTACTCATTCAAAAAACTCCCAATATTTCGTGTCCATAACATACATTTATAATTATACTCAACTGAGATTGTCGAATCGATTTTTTGCCATTTTCCTCAAATATTCTTCTGAGTTATTCATCTTTTCACTCGCAATCTGACCTTGTTTGGTATTACTATCATTTACCATAATTTTACCAATATCAGTATTCATATCAGTTGGGTATGTGACACCATCCACACCAAATCTATTTTTTATAATATGAACTCTTGCAAGATTAGCAACTTTATCTTCTACTTTTCTACTAATCGACATAACAAAATCTGCAGTCATTACCTTACTATAGTCTTCACTAACTTTATCCGCACCAATTACCTCTTCCTCTAAAGAACTACGATTTGCCTGAGATGCAGTCCATACAGGAACATCAAACTCACCAGCCATACCTCTAAGATGTTCATAAGTCTCACCCAAATTCAATCTTTTCTCTCTATAATTTGATATGGGTTTCAATATATCTGCATAATCAACAACAATAACATCTGGTTTGAACTCTATCAACTCTAATTGTTTTAGATGAGATGATATTGTCTGAACCGATGCAGTTCTTGTAGGGTAATACTTTATCATCAGATTACCTTGTATGTCAAATAACTTTGATTGTACATCTTCCTTATAATACTTCAATTGTTGAGTATTGATACCTGAAATAATAGTATCGTATCTCAAACCAACATAAGCCTGATTCAACTCAAGTGTATAGTGTACAACTTTCATACCTTTCTTTATTGCATCCGCACCAACAGTTTGTAAAAACCAAGTCTTACCAATACCAGCTGGTGCAACCATAACACCAAGTTCACCACCACCTAATCCACCATCCATTATATCATTTATTACTGGCCAAGGTGTTGGTGTAGTCTTTCTAGCCGATGTTTCAAGTCTTTCCTCAAAACCACTTATATAATCGTGTCCTAAATCTCTTGTAGTTCCAGCTCTCATTGCCGTATCTACTACCATTTTTATACCATCATAATCTTTATTTTCTAACAAATCAACTGATTCTAATATAGCCTTTTTTAGTTTTTGATTTTTACAAAAATCTAATATTTCATCCTTTACATAATCTAAATCATCAGACTCTCTATGAGTCCAAGCCGATTTCAAAGCCTCAACTACAGCAACTTGAAGAACATCATTCTTTAGTTTCTTCAATTCTACTTTGAGTGCATCAAGTGATGGTGGAGTTTTATACTCCATAAAATATTTTTCGATTGTTTTCACAATCCATTTGTTTGCATCTGATTGAAAATAATCTACTTCTATGATGTCGATAATAGTAGATATAAATACCTTGTCTGTCAATAATGACGATAGTATTTTAGTTTGAAAAGTTGGTCCATAATCGTTTAGACTATCTGCCATATTTTACTCTCCATATAGTTCTTTGTTTCTTCTTTCACGGATTTCCTTTGACTTCTTCAATCTATATCTATCACGAGCTTTCTTCTTAATCGATTCTTTATTACGAAGATAGTATTCGGCTTGCCATTTTCTTTGAGCCTGTCGCTTTTCTTCTTCCGTGTTATAAATTTTCTTTCTTCCCATTTGTGTTCTTTACTATGTGATTTATCATACTCCAAGTTGAATTCAACCAACTATCAATATTTGGAATTGCACCATATAGTTTATCCTCTAAGAATAGTTTCTGAAACTTCACCTTTTTCAGTTCTGTAGGTGGTTCATCTAACCTATCCAATATGTTTATTTTTGTAGTTCCACTTATATTTACATCGTGTAACTGCATCAATTTGTAATTTACATCTAATATGTTTGAAGAGTCTGAAAGTCTTTTATCTAAACTAATCAACTCATCCATTGAAATCATTTTATCTTTTGATAAAACTTCCCATTTCTGTATTGTCTTTCCACCAATTCCACGAACACCTTTTATGTTGTCACTTTTATCTCCTTCTATAATTCTATAGTATAAAAGATTCTTTGAACTAACACCATATTCTTCTAATACTTGTGGTGGTTTGTAGAATTTTTTCTTTGTTGGTGAATAAACACTCACCCTATCACTAACCAATTGAAGAAAGTCTTTATCAGTAGACATTATAATGACTTCAGATTCTTTGAGACATTGTTTAGTTAGATAACCAATGGTATCATCAGCCTCAATTCCATCAACAGAATATGTCAATACAGGAAGATACTCAAGATACTCAACAACTCTTCTCAGTTGTTTCATCATAGAAAATCGTTCATCATTCTTCTCATTGAATAATCCATCGGCACGATTTAGTCTTTCCGACATTTTCCTACCTTGTTTATATTCAGGATAGAGTTTTCTTCTTCTGGTAGACCCACCTTTACCATCGAATACCACGATAGCTCGTGTGGGTCTGACCATACTCACGACATAACCTATTGATTTGAGAAATCCTGATAAACCACCGATGTGTTCTCCATCATCATTTGTTGTTGGTATCGCACTAAAACATCTTATAAAAGTGTTCAACCCATCAATGATTAGAACCTTATCGTTCAATTCACCAAGATTATCTTTTCCACCATTCTTCTTGATTTCTTCCAAGATAGATAGATACTCTTTTTTCATTAGTCCCCAACTATCTCGTCTGTATATTCAATATCATCGATTCCCATATCTTCTGTTTTATATTGTAATATTACTTTATTACAAATAAGGTCATAGACATAAGATTTCAACTCTTCATCTTCCATAAGTTCATCCCAATCTTTTGATTGAAATTTATGTTCTTTACCTTCTCCATCTACTAATGTATACCAAGCACCTGCGGACTTTACTAATTTGTGGTCTTTCAACACAGTCAACCAACCACCAAGATTGTCAATTCCACTCTCGAAATACATATCATAGTCTGCGTGTCGTAATGGTGGGCCAAGTCTATTCTTGATTATTTGAGCCCTACACTTCATCCCAAGAATATTTTTCTTATTATCCTTGATTTGTCCCATATTCTTTAGTCGAATACGAGTTGATGCGTGAAATGGTAAGGCCTTCCCACCACTTGTTGTCCAAGGATCTCCAAACATAACTCCGAGTTTCTGTCTGAGTTGGTTTGTAAATACCAAGGCTATGTTTTGTCTACCAATCATCTGTGTGATTTTTCTCATTGCCTTTGATATGATGATTGCCTTCGCAGTTGCCCAACCATCTTTATCAAAGTCAGCATCCATCTCTACCTTAGTAGAAGCTGCAGCTAATGAATCAATAAGAATAGTTACCAACCTATCCTTATCGGACTCACGAACTTTAGTTACAATTTCTTCAATAGCCTGAAAGATGTCTTCCACAGTTTCGAGATGTAAATACAACATCTTTGAAACATCAACACCTATAGCCCCAAGAAATTGCTGACTAACTGAAGTCTCAGTATCTATATAAACTGCGACTCCACCTTTCTTCTGAGTTTCGGATAATATATGAGCACCAAGTAATGATTTACCACTTGATTCCAATCCGTTGATTTCAGTAATTCTACCAACTGCAATTCCACCATTTTGTCTATTTGAAATAGCCAAATCCAACATACTACTACCTGTAGAAATGAAATCTTTTACATCTGTTGGTGATTGTGAAGCCTCTCCCAAAAAGTAAGCAACTTTGTAATCTTTGAAACTCTTGTTTAGATTTTCAGCTAAAACTTGAGCCAAATCTTCTTTTGTAGGCATATATTACTCCTAATGTTAAAACTTTGGGTGGTTGGGCATACAAACACAGCCCTCTCATCGCTTGGTTCTGTAGGATACCACCCAAGTATTATTGTTATTTACTTATTGAAAAGGTCGTCAAACGCATCTTCTACATTTACATTAGAAGTTGCAGTGTCTAAAGCTGGAGTCTTCTTCTCTTCAGCTTCTTCTTCTTCAGTACCTTGTAACCATTGGTTCAATACATCTGTCAATTCATCATACGAAAGTTCTGTATAAATCTCTCGTAAGTCTGATTGATTCTCCAAAAGACTCTCAAGTTTTTGAGCATCTTCTGTGATGGCGGTCTGATTTGGTTTGACTCTGATGTTAGTTTTTGGATAACTAGCACCTGTTTCCTCAGCCGTTAGGAACTCTACAGAAATATCACGACCATTTACTGGATCCGTAATATCACCATAATCAGGATCGGCAATTACTGAAAGTAATTCTTGATATACTGTTTTACCGAATCCCCAAAAGCGAACACCCTCATTCTCTTCACCACGAACAATTACTGGTGCAAATGTTCTCATCTTAGCTTCTAACTTACGACCAAGACGAAAATCATCACGACTACCTGATTGTTTTAGTTTACTTGCAAACTCTTCAATCGGGTCAGGACGACCATAAGTGATAGGAGAAAGATAAGTCTTTCCACCTAAATCATAGTGAAAGAACAATTCTATGAAAGGAATGTCTTTATTGTGTTTGTAAGGAATTACTCGGATAACCTGTTTACCAGGACTTGGTTTCCAAAGGTTGGAAGTCCGAGTGTTTGTTGTTTGAAGTTGATTCAATCTTTTTCTAACTGCATCAATGTCCATTATTTACTCCTAATTTAGTGTTATTGTTTAATTGTTAATTACCAATCAAGTTAGTAACCTGATTTGTAATAATATATATCACGGAAAATATTATTAATCGAAAAAACTTTTCGTATAACCTATTTTGTTTGACCATCGTATAATATATATGACGGTCAGATCTCAAACGATTATAAATTATGTACGGTGTGTATTTTTGTTTTTATGATTTGATAAGAGTCTTGTCCCTTATTTAGCAATAAAGAATTTTGATAATTATCCCAAGGAATAACATATCTTTTATCAAGTACCCCATTGTTCAATTCTTTGATTATACAATTTATCGCATTGATTGTGTACAATGTATTGGTTTGTTTCTTTCTATGTAGTGAAATAGTATCTCTCATATCAGTAATGTAATCACCAGTTTGTTCTATATT